CAGGTTGGTTAAGGATAAGATAAAAACATCTAAAAAGAGTACTTGGTTAGGGCAAGCGTGGGCAAAGAGTATAGCTACACTTCCTAATGTATTTGATTTACAATTCAAATCTCAAAGCAAGGCTAGGAGAGTAATGAAGTTGTTAGGTGTAGAAGGAATTATAAATGGTTCAGCTAGAGCGGAAACAGATGCATCTAATATAATTAAAAAATATGCAAAGGATTTTGGAAAAAAGAAAATGCAGAATGGTATTTACTTTGATGAGGTAAATGAAATTGAGAGAGGTGTATTAGCTTTTGCAAGAAGAACGGTTGATGGCACAGAAGCTGAACAGCAAGCAGAATTCGACAACAGAAAGAAGTTGGTTGTAGCGAGTTATCAAGTTTTACTTGACAGCTCAAAGCCTAGCTTAAAGAAGGAGGGGCAAATTATTAAAGACGCTTATGATAAGTTACTATCTGATTCAAAAAATTCTAATGAAGCTAACTTAAAAGCGGATCCTTCAAATTTAGAAGGTGTAGAGTATATGACTGAGGTATGGAAAGAGAAGTATGATGCATTAGCGGAAACATCTTTAAATGTTTATAACAGAAACTTAGGGAAGGATTTAAACTATACTCCTGATAGTTATGTAAGAACAAAAGCTGAAGACAGTACGAAGGATATTGACCAACCTGCATTCAATCCTGATGGAATGGAGAAGAGTGTTTACGACAAAGAAACAGGTGTATTGAAAGAGAATCAACGTATAGAAGGATTACCTAAAGACAGGGTTTTAAATTTTGGATTTGATACTCAGAATACAAACAACTTAAAATCAGCGATGATAGATATTAATACCGCTGCATCTATTCAACAATTAAAAGGAGCAATAGGGTCTAAAGATTTTGATAAGGTTTTTCCAAATGAATCTTCAAGAAATTCTATTAAAGATAGATTATCTAAATATGTGGAGTTAAAAAGAGGAAAGAAATTTGTTAGCGAAAAAAATAAGAAGATATTAAAAGCGTTAAACAAAGTAACTACTCTTGGTGTAAGAAGTGTGTTAGGTGGGGTAATGCAACCTTTTAAGCAAGCTGTTCCTTTATTTAATACAATGTTCAACGCAGGAACTTTAAACACTTTTAAAGCTACTAAATTAATGATTGACAAAGATGTTAGGAAAGCTATTGATAACTCAGGTTTACCTATTGCTAATAGAGGTGTAGATTCTCAGGCTGATCTTCAATCTGTTGATTTAAAAATAAAGAACACTACTAGAAATATAGCGGACAAAGGAGTTGACGCATTAGATGCTTTAAATAAAAAGATAATAGACTTGTCTTTAGTTAAGACAGATGTTGGTGTTGCGAAAGCATCATTCATAGCTTACTATTTAAAAGGTATGGAGAAGAAGGGAGTTGATAGCGAGTCTATCGACTGGACAAAACCTTTAGATAAAGATGTGGCTCAATACGCTCAACAACAAGTTGATAGACAACAGAATACATCTGATTCTGATTTACAAGGTGACTTGTTTACCGATCAAGGAGTATACACTCAGTTAGCTAGAAAAACATTATTCCCTTTTGCCAACTTCTTATTGAATCAAAAAACAAGAATGTATGCAGATATAAATACATTATACAGAAACCCTACGGCAAACCCAGGTGATAAGACAGCAGCAGTTAAATCATTAGGTGGATTAGCTGTTGAGTCAACTATGTTTAATGCAATAGGATATGGTATTACTCAAGTACTTTCTTCTTTAGCTCAATCAATGAGTGGAGGAGATGAAGAAGAGGAGACTGAAGAGAAAAGAAAAAAGAATCAAGTTAGAGGTCGACTAGGGAATGTTGCTGCAGATATAATATCTCCTGTACCTCTTCTAAATGACACTGCACTTGGTGCTTTAAATACAGGGTTATCTCTACTTCAAGATGCAGATGATAAAGACCCATTTAAATTCTTTGCAAAAGATAAAAAAACCATGCTAGAACAATTAGGTGTTTTAGGAATTGGTTTAGAAAAAGCGAATAAATTATATGAAATGATTGACCTTGCTAGAACAGGTATAGCTAAGAATGAATACATGGGTAGTAAGACTACTGCAGAAATAGATTCAGATTTACAAGGAACTATGACTGTTGTATCAGCTACTTATTTCCTATACTTACTAGGTGGTATACCTCTTAGTGAGGTTGGATATATATCTGAAAGTATTTTAAAGAAAGCGAAGAAGTCTAGAGAACCTAAACGTTCATATGAAAAAGATAATACTGCAAAACAAAAGAAAAGAAAAGGAACATTTCAACCTAGTAACTTCGGAACAAAGAAGCGTAGCGGAAGTTTTAATCCAAAGAGTTTTGGTGATTAATTTTTAACATAGCTATCCAAAAGCTGTTGTAGTTTTTGGATAGTATGATAGTTTGGTCGGTCTTTTAGTTTCTCCTTAATAATTTGGTCAAGTATTTGTTGTTTCATATTTTATATTATAAAAGGGCTGTCCGTTCTCGTATAACCAGCGACAGTTAATATTAAGTTTAACGTCAACCCTTTTAGTTTATTCATCTATTCTATCAAGAATCATTGCTTTCTTAATCAATAGGTATATTAAATTATCATTGAACTTCTCTTCTACTTTTTCTCTTGTTGGCAAGATACCACTTTCTAAATCATTTGTCATATCATTTATAGATATTTCATGCTTTAATAAGAATCCATCTAGAACTTTCTCACGACTCATTCCTGTCATTGCAGCACCTTGCTCAAAGTTATGGTATACATTACCATTCCTTCTATACTCTTTACCTTTAGTTATTAGAAGATCTCTTATATCTATTAGAGTCTTACTAACCACGGAGTCAAACTCAGAACCTTGATTTATGTAAGCAGTAGTATCATTTGTAACCCATTTAATTTCAAAGGTATCATCTGCATCTTGGTCGTAATGAGTTCCCTCGTTACCATTCTGCTCAACGATTCTTTGTCTAAGATCTCTTTCTTCCTCTTCTAAATCTGTAATGTTCATAATTAAAATATATGTGTTAATCTAGCTACTTGTCCATGCTCCATTGAATGGATAAATCCTTCAACTGCTTTTACTCCACCTACTCCATAACCTTTTCTATGATGCCAAGAATCTGAACCACTTGGTGACCTTAATGATTCTACTGTAATACCATGGTAATCTTTACTAGACTTATGATGTATGTGATGTGTATAAACGTATCTATGTTTTGTGTCGGCCCATTCTCTAGAGAATTCATTAGCCATTATCAATGGAAGATCTGGAAGCTTTGCTCCATCACCATGAGTAGTTCCAATTAAATTTAATCCGTATTTAAATCCTTTCCTATGAGCAATTGAACAATCAAATGAGATGTTCTTACTTTTTCTAAACCAAGATTGGATAGAGTCAGACAACATAAATCCAGACATGTAATCATGATTAGATGGGTTGTAAACAAAATGAACATCAGCAACACTCATTAATGTTTCAAGAACATCTATGTATAATTGTTTTGCGGTTAAGAAATTATCATACCACATTCCATCCGTATCTTGTGGAGTTCCTGCAGTAGTTTTTCTATGTGGTTCATCTATATGAAGTATATCATTACCTCCAACGAAAAGAATCTTATCAATATTAAATCCATTTGCTTTTTGTAAGATACCTTTTACCCCTTCCTTTACTCTTTGCACAGCAATCTGAGAATTGTAATCCTCACCTGTTTCAAATGATGTTGCAAGCTTTCCGATATGAATATCTGCAGGATCAATTACTAATAAGTGTGGTTCTTTTGATTTTTTTCTTTTAAGTTTAGGGTATGAAGGCGAGTGTTTATCCATCGCCTTAATCATATCCTCCCTGACTACATCCAGGGAAACACCTTTATTCTTTACGTGCAGCGAAAAACTTTTTCCTTTATACCAATAATGATTTACATCTTTCATTGGTATGCCGTTTACCTCACACTCCACCTGTAAAGCCCTGTGTTGTTCTATTATTTGGTTTTCTTCCTTTGATAACCTTGGTCTATACTCTTCTTTTTTAGATTTCATCTTCATTTAATTTTTGAGTTTCTCTTAAAATAGATTGAAGTTGACGAATAGAGGAGTTTAAAGTTATGTAATCTTCATCCATTAGTGATTCATAAATATCATCTGTAAGATCGTTGATGTTAGACATCAGTAGATTGATGAAGTTTATTGAATTATGACTGTTTTTGTTTATTGACATAGCGCCTTGTTTTCATAAAGGTACAATGTATTTCTAGTACGTAGATAAAAAGTTATTAACATTTATGGTTTCACCATGAATTAAGTACTCTTCTTTCAAGGCATCCATTTGGAGTCTTATTTCTTTTCTCCTTAACTTAGGATCCGAACAAAGTGTTCTTGCTTTTGCTAATACCCTATCGTATATATCTTTTAATTCTTTATCATATTCTATTATACCTTTAAAGTATTTTGTAGCATGTAGTACGGTTGCATGGTTTCTGTTAGACCATCTCCCAATATCCGATAAGGTTATCTTAAAGTTGTCTCTTAGTATATAGAATAAAACTCTTCTAGCGTCTACGTATTTTCTTTCCCTGGTTTGACGCATCATGTTCTCAATTTTAAACTCCGCTTCTATTTCGATAATAAGTAATTCTGCTTCCCCTTTCCTAATCATTGTATGTGTTTTTTTAAATTAATTTGATCTAAGTAATCGTCTGATTCTATTTCTATAATATCTATTAAAACAACTGGACCATCTTCATATTTGTAATACTCTATCATAAAGAATACAGTCCCTTGGCCTTCAATGCTTACATAGCTAGAGAAAACGTCAATCTCCCCATCTGTATGTTCAATGTCTTCAAGCTCATCTATCTTTATAGCAATCTTAGAGGATATACTATACTTAAATTCTTTTATTTGTTTTAAAAAATACTCATCTATTTCAAACTTATCCTCTGTAAACCTCTGTGATGACTCCATGTTTGTCTAATTCTTTTAATCTATATTCCTGTATGGCAGACACCCTGCCACTTGGCTTTTTAATTTCTGAAAATATAACTCCACAATTAGGAGGTATGGCTACTAAATCCGGTATCCCATTCTTATTAGTCTTAACTAATTTTATAACGTAATAACCATCAGCCTCTAATTGTTTAATCCTCTTCGCTTGGATCTGTTGTTCTGTCATCCCATAAATTATTTTCTGTTAAAAATTTTGGATTCATAAAGGGCATCCACATTGAAACAGGTTTACCAAAAACCCAATTCGTCATTAACTGCTCCCCTAATATCTCTTCTGTATATCCCATATCTAATCAAATGGTTCTTTAATTTTATTTAGATTATAAAATATCACTCCTATAAATAGCATAATTGCCATCCCTAAAATTACGTGTTCCATTATAATTTATTTAATTTATTTCTGTTTAAAAAATATCCTTTACCATGACCTAAGTCAATAATGTTTTCTGGTTTTATTAAATCATCTTTCAATGCCCATCCGATTACATCCACAATATTCCCTGCTACTACTGCAAGAATATAAATATCTACATCGGGATTAACTTTTAAAGACGCTAATAGATTTCCATTTTTATGATGTGTTGATTTGATATCATATCTATTACCTAAATTAGTCATGCCATCATAGCTACCGCTTCTAGGACTTAACCCAAAATCTGGAAACAAATTCTGGTCCTTTGCAAATGCATACTCAGCCTTGAAGCCTTGTATGTCTGCCTGTGTTCCATCTTGGCTTCCTATCTTAGCATCCTTAACGTTATTAGCTCTTGCAATTATTGATCTCTGTTCTCCTATAAATTCACATAGGTTTACTTCGCTATCACTTAATTCTATAATCACTACTCAGAAGGGTCTTTCTTTGTTCTTACTATTTCTGCGTTCATAATTTCTATTTATTTAATTTGTTAATTCCTCTTTCTTTTTCCAAAACATAATCCATAAATTAAGCCATGCAAATTGAATGTCTACTGCAAAGTTGTAATCTGCTCTATAAGCTAATACATTTACTTTTAATACTATCCCGAAGTCTAGCCAATCCCATAATACTAATGTTCTCATAATTTCTTTTTTTTAATTGTTATCCCAAAAATATTCACATTCAGTATCTGTCTCCATTGGTGGAGTTCCGAAGAATGATTGCATCATCCCTTTAGTCGCTGTGAATCTGTAACACCTCTCTTTCTGTTTGCAGCCTTTACCGCTACACATTGATATATCTGCCATGTCTTCTTTTTTTTTATTAATTAGACTTATATGTATTCTTTAGCAACTCGTCTAAGGTTAAATGTACCTTTTTCTGTTCTAGCTTACTCATAATTTAAAATCTTTTTTAAAGTGACGTAATGTATAGTCTTTCTTTTTAGTCACTGATTTATATATCTGAGGCTCGATACCTCCCTTTGTAAACACCCAATACACTTTGTTTTCAGGTCTATCTTTTGTTGTCATTCTGTCTCGACTCTGCCAATAACTGGTGGCACTAAAATCGATATTGTAATATACGAGAAATTCTGCTTCCTTCAAAGAGATTCCTTCTCTTCCGCTAACTATCTGAAGTGCAATGGATTTACTCGGATCCGAATTAAAGGTTTCGAGGTCTGTACATATACTATCTCCATAAGCAGCCTTAATAGCATTCAATTCTTCCTTGAACTTATAAAATATCCCAATCTTAGAACAACAGAAGTTATCGAATATAAAGTCAGCCTTGAAGTTATCTACAACCATTGAGTTACCACTTTCAAACTTAACTGTTCCGCTATACAATTGATGAAGCTTCTGCATTAATTTAACCCCTGTGTCAGCCAATATAACATCTTCCTTTCCTTCCACAACTAAATCTTTTTTAAGTCGCTCACAAATCTTTATTAAGCTTTCAGGTGGATCAACATATATAACTTCTTCTTTTATAATAGAAGTGAATCCTGCTTCTTCTTGAGTATAAGATATCATGTATGGACTCATCTTTTCAAGTATAATGTCCTTACCTCCTGAATAATCCTTAACTACAAAACCAGCTATATGCTTTGTCTTATGTATTACGTGTTCAACAGCAAACTTATAAAAGTTTTTATACTCACTAAAAGGACTGTACGGTAATGAATAAACCTGATGATACATTTGACTGAACGATTCTGGTGTTGGTGTTCCTGAAAGAAAGATAACATAAGGATTACTCTTAAGAACAAGTGACTTAACTTGCTTTGCTCTTTTACTTGGTTTTGGATATGCCCCCATACTATGGGCCTCATCACAAACTACAACATCCCAACCTGACTGCTCAATCTTGTGTAGGCTTTCATAGTTAATTACAGTCAACTCAAAACCAGGAGATAGCAACTTATAATCAGCTTCAATACTGCTTATTGCCTTTTTTTTTGTGATGAACAACGCCTTGTTCACAATCATCCTGTCTATTATTCCGAGGGATGTAAGTGTCTTTCCGGTTCGAACCTCCATAGATAAGTACACAAATCTCTTATCTTCTAGAATTTTCATTCCTTCATTTATTATCGCTGATTGATAATCTCTAAATTCTATCATAATTATTTATTTTAGATTTAACTATTACAAAGACTTCGCACATTTACTGCAATAAACATGTATTCCGTTTTCACTGTTTTTAATTACAGGGTTAGGTACTTTACATTTACATTCTTTTTCCTTTTCTTTATCTGTCATTATAATTTATTTATTTCTTGTTTAACTTCCTTGTAAAACTGTATGTAATCCATATTTTGCCACG